GCCCTAGCAGCAGGAGGTACTGCATTCAGCCCACCTGCGATGCCACCTGCGCCACCACCGCCACCACCACCAGCGGCACCACCGCCACCACCACCAGCGGCACCACCGCCACCACCACCAGCGGCACCAGCCCCACCAGCACCAGCACCCGCACCAGCCGCACCCGCGCTACCACGCGGTGTCCAACCCGGAGACCGGACGCCGCCACCGCCACCGCCACCGCCACCGCCTGCTGCTGCTGCTGCGTTCATTGCAGCGCCTGCTGCATTGACTTGCCCTGCGGCAGTGGCAGCCGCCCTACCCTCCGCTGTCAGACCTGCGGCAGCGGACTGGCTGGCAATAGCCAGACGTAAGGCTGCGGCTTCCGCAAGCGCCTCTGCAGCGGCAGCGTTGTTGGCTGCTGTTGGTACCTGATTGAGCGAGTCGAGGTAAGTCTGAACGGCTCTGAGACTGTTGACGCCCATTGCCGTACCGGTAGGTAGTGCAGCAGCCAAAGTCATCAGTTTGTGAAGGTCTGCGTGGCTGGTACTCATGGCTAGAGCGAGAACTTCGGCTCTCAACGCTGCGACAGTTGCAGCGGCTTGTTCGCTCTTACCAGTCAGTGTGGATACGTAGTTAGAGAGCTCTTGGAGTCCTGGTGCAGCTGCCATGTTAGCTGCCATCCACTCGGCGTCGGCTGTCCGTGTAGCCGACAGCGCGCCAAGCAGTGAGCCTAACTGAGACCGCAGACCAAGTACCTCGCCGGAGACTGTAGCAGCGGTGCTGCCTGCGGCACTAAGGCTAGCAGCTGCTTGTGCAGCAGCCGGTGCTACACGCACCAACGCGGCTCTAGCCTCAGTGAAGGAGCCAGCAGACTGCATTGCTCCCTTGGAGAACTGGATTACGTCAGATGCAGCAGTCGCAGAGGTCTTGGCTACATCTGCTGCAGCCCTAGAGAACGCAATGAGCGGCCCTGCGTTGCCTGTTGCCTCCACGACCGCAGTAGCAGCCCGAGCGAAGGCATTGAGTGCAGTACCCGAACCGGTTGCACCGGCAACCTGCAGTGCGGCCTTAGCAAAGGCCTCCATAGCTGCGGTCGAGCCGCCTGTGGAGGCCGAGATGGCAGCCAGCGCCTTGGCCATGTTGTTGAGTGAGGTGGTGCCACCGGTCGAGGCAATAACCGCTCTCGAAGCCCTAGATACTTGGTCCAAGGCAACCGTTGTAGGTGCAGCCATCTTGGCAACACCCTCCAGCGATGTACCAATAGCAGCCATCTCTTGGCGGGCTTTGGCGCCACCAGTAGACAGCTCGGATACATCGAACCCAAGCTTGATCAGCAAGGTCTGGAGGGTGCTAGCTGCCACGAGTATCCTTGCCTCCGAAAGCCCCGAACACCTGAGCTGCCTTAGCTCGCAAGTCTTCGGCTGCGCGTTCGCCTGCCTCAGGTCCTGCAAACTGATCTTGGTAGTTCTGCCACCAGTCTACCATGAACTCTTCGATGCCTTTGTGTTCCAACTTGGCACCCTGTAGGCGGACCGAATTGTAGATGGTAGACTCTAGCTTGGCGAACAGGACGTCTAGGCGTCTGTCCCCAATGGGTTCGACTCTGTCGTAGGCTCGCCACTCTGTGAACTCTCGGCTGCTGACGGCTCGCTGAGCATCGGCGACGGAACGATGCCCAAGGGCAAGAGTGAGCCTGAACCAGAACCGTCGCTCTTCTCTTCCCCCAGTTCAATCGTCATCTCCTCCACATCCTCGTTGGAGAGGCCAGAGAGACGTTGTGCGACAGCGTAGACACGCTGGAGGGCTGCTGCAGACTTGCGACCAAGGGGCGCAATGTCCACAAGGGTGAAGATCTGCTTAGCTGTGTCAGGATCGTCACTGTCGACTGCACAGCGGACGATCAGCTTGGCCCGAAGGTTGCGCAGGTTGACTTCCTGCTTACGGCCTCGGCCTTCGATCATGCCCAGCTCGAAGCTATCACGATCGACGCCTGTCAGACCTTGAACGAAGACACCTGTTTCGGGATCGCCGCCGCTCCACTCTGGAACCTTGACGAACTCGATGATGCGATCTTCTGCACCGAAGATCTGCTCTCGTGTCAGGACGGTTGGCACTTGAGTAATCCTTTCTCTGGCCTAGTGGGCCAGCTGAGGGTAGTCGTAGCGGGCCTTTCGACCCGCTACAACCAAGTTGGCTCGAACGGAGCCGCCGATTAGCTCGGCAGGGCTCCAATGAGCGGCTGGCCGGTGATCTTGATCTTGGTAGTCCCTGACAGGACTCCTGCAACCGGCGCCTTCGTCTGGAAGCCGGTCACGTAGCCGTCAAAGTACCAGTAATGATCGCCGGAGTCCTGCAGGAGCAGCCGCCAGCCACGCTTGATCTTGTTGTTGGCGAGGTACAGCAGGCCGGTGAGACCGTCGTGCGTACCACTCGTCGGGTTGAAGTTGACATCGAAGTCAACCTCGCCCGCTCGGCGGATGGTCGGGATGATCTCCTCAAACCCACCGGGGCTGTCCTGATTGGTGACGTCGACAATGTCGACGCTCACCGCCGGGCCAGTGATGTCTTTGACCTCGGCCACAGTGGTGAAGGAACCGCTGTTACCAGCCTGCGCCCCCATCTGCAGCAGAAAGCCCGGTCCCGCGATTGCAACCGTCATGTTCAGTTCTCCTTCAACTCAAGGGCCTTGAGATGACGGGCTGCCTGTGGGCCGCCTTGGTCAATCTTGGCAAGGATGTGGAGCTCGACCGCCCCGCTGCCTTCAAGCGTTGCATAATGGCAATAAGGGCACTTGTAGTTAGGGAGGCCAGACCACAGGCCGACGTAGTACTCACCCGGCTCGGCTAGAGGGAACACCTCTGGCTTCGGGGGCTCCGGCAGGGCAACAGGCTCCGGTGTGGCGATGGCTGCACCCAGCATAGCTGTGGCTGCCTCGACAGCTGCAGACATTGCAGCCTCTTCGGGGTCTACCTCTTGCGGGACTTCGATCTGCAGAATGCGGAAAGTCTCCTCAGGCTGCTCCTCCTCATTCATCGGCACCACCTCCTTAGCTGACAGAGACACTTGAAAGCTCCTTCTCAACCGTAGCATTGAAGAAGATCAAGATGCGGTCGTTCGTGTCACGACCCAAGATGGCCGGGCTGTTGTTGGGCCGAATACTACGGTAGTAGGTGCCAGACAAGAGTGCATTGGTAATCACTGCTAGCGCTTCCCACGCTCTGGCTGCCAACAGGTCCGCATCCTCGTATCGGACTGCCCTTGCTACGACTTGTATCTGAACACGCTCCGCTACCGGAAGGAACGAGTTCTGGACGTACTCAGGAGGCCCACCGGTATACTGCTGGATAGCCAGACAGGTATCTGGATAATCCGGCCGTGAACCGAGGAACAGGTCTGTGCCTTGCGTAGCAATGCCCACGCCTTCGAGGAGGTCGCCCAGCTCGGAGAGGGTTGACATTAGCCCTGCGTCCTGCTAATGAAACGGCCGTTGGCTCCGCGAGCCCTTGTGGCGACCTTGATGCCTGACATCAGTCTGACAATCTCGGCACCCATCCGGGCGGCGGCACGGCCACTCTCCATCTCAGCCCTCACAGGCTCCTCGACGTACTTAGCTTGACCGCGGGGATGGTGCGCCGTGAGGTCCTCGTGGACAATGATCGCGTAGTCCACATCGACGTCGTTGTTGCCCGAACCAGCAGGACCGCCATAGGCGATGTCTACTGTGACTAGTGAACCTTTTTCCTGATTGGCTTCCACACGTCCGCTCTTCTGGAGCTCACTGGTAGCAACAGGCACAAGCTTCTGGCTCAGCCCGAATTCGTAGTCGGCCTCGTGGATGGCAGCAAGGCCTGCAGCAGCCTTGGTATCTGTGATGAGATGATCCATCACAGCAGCAAAGCCGTTGTAGAAGGCATTCTTGTCCCAGTAGAGGAAGAAGCCAGCCATCAGGCTCTGATCTCCAAGTAGTACGGCCCTACCTCGTCGTTGGCTGCATGGACCTCGATGATCGCTGGCTGAGTGCCATCCGGCAAGGTGATGCGGTCGTTATCGGTAACAGTCATCTCCGGCGTAGCCAAGATGACCTGAACTGTGCTCATAGTCTCCCGGCCTTCTCGTGCCAACGCTCGCTGGCCTGCTGCGGCTGTTCGAGAGGCAATGTTAGCGCGAACGATCTGACACTGCACCTTGACCGAAGGCCCAAAAGTGAGGTTATTGAACTTGTCCTTACCGGTGCACGGTTCGAGTGTGATCTCGTCGATCATCATGTCGATGAGCACCTGATCAAGCGGGCTCACGGTAGGATCTCAGGTGGCGGCGAGAGCAGATCTTCCTGCTGGAGGTCACCACCGGTAAGGCTGACGTTGGGGTACTCCATGAGGCGACGCCGGAAGGCAGGCCGGACACGGTCCTGATCCTGCTGCCGGGCACTCTTGTCCGCACGACTGATACCGCCAGCCCACGGACCACCACTACTAGTGTTGGCTCGCTTCCAAAGCACGAGAGCCAACTTTCGGAAGCTCTCCGCAGTGGACGAGAAGGATCGTAGTACGAGGGGTCCCACCCGCTTCTGGTCGTAAGCGGTTGTGTACTTGGCTACCAGAACCTCAGCGGCTCTGGCTGCAGCGCGGAGAGTATTGCCGTTCTGCTCATCGAGCAGGAAGGCAATCTCCGCGTCGGAGAGATCAGGGTTGGTGAGCGACTTATCGCCGATCATAAACCTGACAGCATCCGCAGGTACGTTGGTGGGATCGTCGGTGTACGGCATGGCTTACGCCTCTGTGGCCACCGGGTCAGGCTCTTCATCTTGAGCAGCCGCTGCGTCGAGGATGGCCTGAGCCACCACGCGCTTGTTAGCCAACTCTTCGGGAGTCTCGACACCTGAGGAGGCCGCAAGTTCGTTGAGGTCCTTGCGGGAGAGCTCCATCAGGCTGTCGAGAGTCAACTCACCCTCTTCTCCACTGGACACCGCCGTGTCTGGAGGGAACACGGCGCGTCCAATGGGGTCAGCAGGCGGTGGTACGAAGTTGTCAGGTACAGGTAGAAGGAACCCTCGCTCCATCAGGATGGCTGCTGCAGGTGGATCCACCAGCATCTCGCCGGGCAGGTAGGTCCTGTCCTCCCTTATTCGCTTGACTACCAGATACGAGCTCATGGACGATGACCTCTAGCAGTGGTTGGACGGGTAACCTAGCCAGCGGCTAAAGCCGTTGGCTGCTGCTTACTGGACCGCCGTCTTGAAGAACGTCGCCAGATCGCCAGAGATCAGCTTGAAGTTGTAGGCGGACTCGACCTCGACGCGATCCGACGCGAGGCTCTCCATCCTGAACTTCTTGACGCGAGTCCCACGGACCTCGGC